TCATATCCATTGATATGAAAAAAATCACAATTGTTATTGATAAATAGATTGAAAGACTTTAATGAAAATCTCAAAACGAAACGGACAGTCGGAAGATTATTATGTTGAAAAAATTCACAAGGTTGTACACTGGGCTACCGAAGGATTAAACGGGGTCTCGCTATCTGATATAGAAATGAATGCTAATCTCTCTTTGTATGATGGTATACAAACATCAGAGATACAACAAATCCTAATTAAATCTGCTAACGATTTAATCTCAGAGTCAAATCCAAATTATCAGTATTCTGCTGCTCGTTTATTAAATATGCAGCTCAGAAAAGATGTATGGGCTAGTGGTAAAAAACCTCCAGCATTTTTTGACTTCATTGCTGTGAGGGTTGATAATGGTGTTTATGATCCAGCTATTTTAGAAAAATGGTCTAAAGGATTCGATTGTAACGGTTACTATTCATGCGAGATTGGAGTAAGAGAAGGTCTTGGGTCTAAAATAATCATGGATAATGTAGTAAATAATTATTTACACATTGGTATAGACCCTTATGGTGATTTGGTCTACCAACATTTAGATAATCAGAAAGATTGCCAATGGGAAGGTTTAGAAAAAGGTGTTGCACCAACTTATTCTGACAATTTACGAGATCAACTTTTAGAAGATTTTAAACTTTACATAGAAAAAGGAAAATTTACATTATCAAATATAACGGATACCTTATTTATGACATATCCACCTAATCAGGATAAAAAATTTGCTTTTGTGCATTTTGATGGGCCACATATGACAAAGGACGTTATTACCGAAGCAGTATGGTTTGCTAATAGATCAGCCCCTAAAACAAGATTTGTGTTTGATGACTATCCAACTTATGATCAGAAAGTTATTAATGAAATACTAGTGTTTTTTGGGTTTTCGGTAAAAGAGATAGGTTCTAACAAAATATTATTGGAGAAGAATGGCGATTGATACAACATCAAATGATATAATAAAAAATCTTATTCATAGACGAAGAGAACGATTAAAAGATACTTTAGTACGTGATGTTGACAATGTTGAACAGCTTCACTATATTAGAGGACAAATCAAGTCACTTGATGACTTGCAACAAGACATAATAGACTTGTTAAAAAAACAGGAGCAAATATAAATGACAGAGTCCACGGAGCAACCGAAACGGACTGAGACATTGAAAAAAGCTTACAAAGATGAAGCTAAAGTCAAAAAAGTCTTAGACCAAAAATCAATAGATAAAAAACTTTTAGATAGATTACCAACGCCTACAGGTTATAGAATGTTAATTCTTCCTTATGCGGGTCCAGAAAAGACAAAAGGTGGTTTATATTTAAGTGAAAACACTCAAGAAACAATTCAGCTTACAACAGTAGTTGGCCTTGTTCTTAAACAAGGTAACCTTTGTTACAGGGATAAAGAAAAATTTCCTTTAGGCAAATGGTGCGCTGAAAAAGATTGGGTTATTTTCGGAAGATACGCAGGCTCTCGATTCAAAATAGAAGGCGGAGAAGTGCGGATCTTAAACGATGATGAAATCATCGCTACCATATCTAATCCTGCTGATATTTTGCACCATTACTAGGAGGGTAAAATGGCAGAAGAAGAGAAAAAGTCTCAAGAAATTGAGCTAGATACTGATGGCGTTAATGAGGAATCTGTTAGTATTGAAACACCAAAAGAACCTGATGAAGCGTTTTCTAAAAAAGAAAATGTTGATTTAGGATACACCGATCCAATCAGAGATAACGTTGAAGAGGAAGAACCTGAAGAAAAAAAGGAAGAGCCTAAAACTGAAGTTGAGATTGGAGAAGACGTTGAAACTAAATCTGATAATTTAAAAGAAAAACAATCAAATTATCAAAAAAGAATTAACGAATTAGTTTTCCAAGCTAAAGAAGCAGAAAGAAGAGAAAAAGCTGCTTTGAATTATGCAAAGGGGTTAAAAAAGAAGTATGATAATACTGAAAATAAACTCCAGGAAACTGATAACAATTACCTTAAAGAAATCCAAGCAAGAGTATCTTCAGAACAAGAGAAATTAAAAACTGCTTTGAAAGAAGCTATGGAAAGCCAGGATGCTGAAAAGGTAGCTGAAATAAACTCTCAAATGACTAAATTAGCTGTAGAAAACGAAAAGGTTAATTTAACATTACAAGACAGAGAGACAAAGAAGAAAGAAGCCGAAGAAAATAAAAATACTACACAAGAAGAACAAATCCTAGGTGAACAACCAGTGCAAATATCACAAAAAGCACAGGAATGGGCAGCTAAAAATGAATGGTTCGGAGCAGATAGAGTTATGACTCAGGCTGCAATGGCTATTGATGAAGAGTTAAGAGCCCAAGGGGTTGTCTCTGACAGTGATGAGTATTATAATAATGTTAACAAACGAATGAAGGAATATTTCCCTCAAAGGTTTGCCCAGGATTCGACTGTTAAAGAGCCTGCAACTAAGCAACCCGTCCAAAACGTTGCTGGGGTAAGTCGAAGACAAGGAGGACGCAAGTCTGTGAAACTCACCAAGTCACAGGTAGTAATCGCTAAGAAATTAGGGGTGCCACTAGAGGAATACGCTAAATTCGTGAAGGGAGGAAACTAATGGAAAAGATAAGAACTTCACGCGAGTCATCAACTCGATCTAAAGAAGAGAGAAAAGTTGATTGGGCTCCATCATCCAGTTTGGATGCGCCACCTGCACCGAAAGGTTACGCACATAGATGGATAAGAACATCAGTGCAAGGATTCGATGATACATCTAATGTATCTCGAAAGCTTCGAGAAGGTTGGGAATTTGTTAGAGCTGATACTATTATAAGTGAGTTAGGCAAAAACGATTATCCAACAATTTCTGAAGGAGCACATCAGGGGTTAATCGGAATTGGGGGCCTTGTGTTGGGCAGAATCCCTTTAGAGATTCTTAAAAGCCGTGAGGCATATTTTGATAAGATAACTCAAGATAGAGCTGAAGCGGTCGATAATGATCTTATGAAGGAACAACATCCTGACATGCCTATCAATATTGATAGACAGTCAAAAGTGACCTTTGGTGGTAGTCGCAAGAAATAATTTTTTTGCAATTGCTATCGGGTCTTAAATAAAACGTTAACTAAAAAGGAAACTAAACTATGGCAAATGTACTAGAAAAATTCGGTCTTAGACCGTATAGAAAACTAGACGGAACACCATTAGTTGGAGCCCAAAACAGATATACGATAGCAAGCGCATACGCAACGCCAATATATCAAGGTGACCTAGTAACAGTAAATACTGCTGGGAACATCGAGAGATATAGCGCTGCAAATGATGCAGGACTATCTACAGCTGTTGTGGGAGTTTTTAACGGTGTGTTTTATTCAGATCCAACTACTCAAAAGCCAACTTACTTGAACTATTACCCTGGTGGTGTAACTGCAAGTGATATAACAGCTTTTGTTGTAGATGACCCAGATGCGGTGTTCTTAATTAATGCTGACGAAGCATTTACAAGAGCTGATCTTTACAAAAACTATGCTGTTACAAACACAACTGGTGTAACACAAACTGGTAATTCTAAAACTCAATTAGATGTGAGTAATTCAGGAACGACAATATCATTCGTGCTTCAAGCAATTGATATTTCACAAGACCCTGATAACTCAGATACCGCAACGAGTAACGCTAATATCTTGGTAAGAATTAATCATCACCAATATAGAAGCAGAACAGGCGTATAAGGAGAATAAATTATGGCTATATCACGTTCGCAACTAGTTAAAGAACTAGAGCCAGGTTTGAATGCTTTATTCGGCCTGGAATACAAAAGGTATGAAAATCAGCATGCTGAAATTTATACTACAGAAACATCTGACAGAGCTTTTGAAGAAGAAGTAATGTTAGCGGGATTTGCTTCTGCACCAACTAAACAAGAAGGTGCTGGAGTTGTGTTTGATCAAGCTCAAGAAACATTCACGGCTAGATACAATCACGAAACAATCGCGTTAGCGTTCTCAATCACTGAGGAAGCAATCGAAGATAACCTATACGATAGACTTGCTGCTAGATACACAAGAGCATTAGCAAGATCTATGGCAAACACGAAGCAAGTAAAAGCAGCTAACGTATTGAACAATGCGCAAAACGCATCTTTCACAGGTGGTGACGGTGTAACGTTGATCAACAACGCTCACCCATTAGCTACAGGTGGATCGTTTTCGAATGTTCTTACAGTTGCTGCAGACTTAAACGAAACGTCATTGGAACAGTCTTTGATAGACATTCAAGCGTTTGTTGATGAAAGAGGTCTAAAAATTGCAGCTCAAGGTGTAAAAATGATAATTCCAAAAGAATTACAATTTACAGCTGAGAGACTAATGAAGTCTCCACAAAGAACTGCAACAGCAGACAACGACATCAATGCTATTGCTTCTATGGGAATGGTACCTCAAGGTTACAGAGTTAATAACTTCTTAACTGATACAGATGCCTTTTTCCTATTGACTGATGTACCTAACGGCATGAAAATGTTTGTTAGATCACCAATCAAAACAGCAATGGAAGGTGACTTCGATACTGGAAATGTTAGATTTAAAGCTAGAGAAAGATATTCTTTTGGATTCTCAGATCCAAGATGTATATTTGGTAACGGTAAATTACCAACTAGCTAATATTAATTAACAGTATTAGAAATTAAAGGGGCGGTGTTCACATCGCCCCTTTTTTTATGTATAATAATAAGACCTAGAATAAATTTATTATGTCGACTGGCTAGGCAGACGGTATAGAGACGACATAACGAACGCTATACAAAGGAGAAATTATGGCATCAACTACGTTCAATGGACCAGTAAGGTCCGAAGGTGGCTTTCAAATGGCTACAAAAAATGCATCATCAGGTGCAATCACAACTAGAATGAGTTCAGGTATGCCTGACTTAACTGGTTTATTATTAGCAGACACAGCAACAGCTACAAACATCTCAATTGCAGATGGTATTATAGCAGTTGTTAATTACACTGGAGCAGCAGCATGTACGGTAGCATTACCTGCAGCTACTAGAGGTGCAATTGCTGTTTATGTTCAATCTAAAGATACAGCTGGCGGAACTGCAGCTTTAACTTTTGACGCAGCAGGAACTGACGTGTGGGCTACTGGTTCGTTAATAGAATCAAGAGCAGCAAATGAAGTAACTTTTGATACTTCAGCAGCAGGTGAAACAAAATTAGTTTTCACTCCAGCTGACGCAGCAACTAATGTTCTAACAACTGGTGGAAAAATTGCTTTCATGTGTTTTGAAGAAGGTACATGGCATATTGCAACTGAATTTACTGGTGCAGCAGCAGCTGTTACTGGTGCATTTGCATTTGCAGCGTAATAATTAATTATCTTGGTGGGAAACTTCAGGACATTTATATGATCTTGATACCCACCGAGACCAAATATTAGGAGAAAATATGTCAAGTACGAGTATACAGGCGAAAATGTTTAAAGCTGTTTCAGCAAACACAACAGCGATTGCTGCTTTGCAGTCTCCATCAGGAGCAGGAAATATGACCTTAACTGGGTCTGCTGTTAACGATGG